AGAGCAAAAGAGCCTTAAAGCCCTGCATGTAGGCGGGAGAGATGGCGGACTGGAATGGGAAGACATTGTTGAAGCGGTTGAGCTTTTCTGGGTTGAGAATATCATTCTGGAATCGGAAGTTGCGGCTTATATGGCTGCAAGCGGATATAACGTAGAATAAAAACAAATACTGATGGATAAAAAACAATTAGCAGACTTATTGTCTCCTAATAGCAAAGTAAGCAGTATTAGATGGGCTTTGGTAGAAGCTGTTAAAATATCTAAGGTTGCTATATATGGGTTGTTTTTTATTTTAGCTTTTCAATTATACAAAGGGCAGTCTCCAGACTTAATGGGGGCTGCTGCTTACTTTGGTGGCATTGCTACAATATTAGGAGTTATAATTGGGGCTAAAGCATATCAAGTTAAAAACGAAAACAACAACGTAGAATAATATGGCAGATTTTAACATAGCATACGAAAAGACTGGCGGGTTTGAAGGAGGATACTCTAACAATCCAGCAGATGCTGGAGGAGAAACAATATTTGGAATAGCAAGAAACTTTAATAAAGACTGGGAAGGGTGGGTTATTGTAGATAGTATAAAGAAAAACAATACCAACTTTAAGTCTTTATTAGAAAGCAATTCTGAATTAAAAGAATTAGCTAAGAGCTTATACAGGAAAGTATACTGGGATTCTCTTAAACTTAATGAATTTGAGCAAGAGATAAGCAATGAGCTTTATGACACTTCTGTTAACCAAGGCCAAGGAAGGGCAGGAGAAGCGATGCAGCGAGCTTTAAATATACTTAATAGGAACCAAAAGGACTATAAAGATATAGATACTGATGGTAGTATTGGAGTTAATACAATAACTGCGTATAATGCGCTTATGAATACCGAGAAGACTCTTGGAAGGAAGAAAGACAAATTAGTTAAATGGATTATAAAATGGATTAATTTTTTCCAGATGCAAATATACTACAAGCATTACGGAACTGGTCAAGAAGTATTTATGCCAGGATGGACTGAAAGAACATAACAAGATTGACTATGAGTGAAGAAAGAACAACAGTAGAGAGGTTAGCGAGGATAGAGACGATGGTAGAGTACATCAAAGACGGATTGACGCATCATGTAACATGGGAGGAAAACAAGTACGCTGAGATGGGAAACAAGTTTGCGTCTAAAGAATATGAACAACTATTTAGTATTTTGGACAACAAGGTTCAGAAGATGCCAGATGCTCTTGGCACGAGATTTGCTGGTATATGGGTAGAGTCTTGGGTTAAGGCAACTATATTTACTGTATTAGGTAGTATTTTCGTTGCCGTTATTTTAAAATTTGTATAATTATAGATCGCTGTCTCCTTTTTGGGGATGGCGATTTTTCATTTAAATGAACTTATGTTTGAGAAAGTAAAAGATTTTGCATTATTAATATTTGTTGTATTGACTATATCTCTTGGATTCATTGTTACATCCAATTATATAAGACATATAAACGATATTCCTGCCATTACGGCACCTGACACAGTGACAATGACAACCGTGACAATAGACACTGTAAAAGTACACGACACTGTTTATATACCAAGAGTTACTAAGGTATATATCCCAACTAAAGAATATATCAATATTCAATTAACTAAGTATGATTCGTTGAGCATTATAGAATCATATTTTTCAAGCGTTGTCACTATTGATACGCTTGTTAATGATTCACTGTTATTTTTCGTTTTAAGCGACTCAATTCACATGAATAATATAAAGTCACGTAAATTAAATTATCGTGTCTTAGAACGCATTAAAACAGTATCTACGACCATTTATATGCCGCCTGTTAAACATCCAGATTTCTATGTTGGAGTAGGGCCTGGTGTATATGGTGATAATAATGATTTTGACGTTTCCGTATACGGTGGTTTTAGACCTACTGAATCAAGGGTACTTTACTTAGTGAAGTATGGAGTGTTTGCTAAGTCTAAAGAGTTTGGGTTATTATATAAATTTTAAAAGAATATGAAGATAAATGATTTAGCATATGAACTGCTGGAAATCGTACAGAAAACAGTTAAGGATGATTTTTTTATAGACATTCGTCTACTTAAAGATTTCATAAAAGACCAGAGNGCAGTTTTATTAGAAAGGGCTTTTGATGACAATGACGACTTCTACCGCTTTGTTCAGATTTACAATAAGCATAAAGATGGAGTTGTTAACGTAGAGTTATTGAATTCTGATGGATATTTGAACTCTAAAATAGTGTTATTGAAGTCTACAGAGAAGATAACTCCTACGTTGTTATTACAAAATAGGCACGCTATCACAAAAGTATCTCCTAAGAANTTCTTNATACCTCCATTTAAGTTCGTTAATTACGACGAGGCTATATACTCTGGAGGCGGAAAGTTCAATAGATACATGAATGTCAGCTTTATAAGAGACGGATATCTCTACATCAAAGCTAACGACAACCAGTACACAAGAAATTTAACCGACGTAGTGGTTGAAGGCATCTTCGAGAATCCTTTACTTGTTCCTGGATTTGATGAAGACAATGATGACTATCCAATATCAGCACACATTTGGAACAACATTATTGATATGGTTATGAAGAATAAGATATCTATAAAGATAGGAGCTTCTGATGATGTTATAAACAATGCTACCAATGCCTAAGAGACAGTATATTAACATTACCTCAATGTATGAGGTGTTTAAAATAGATGGTGGCAAGCTAACAAAGAGACAGTATAGCGATATTATATATGAGTTTATGGAGGAATTAGTTAATCTAATCATCACAACAAATCATATATTTATTATGCCACACAGTTTGGGAGCAATAAGAATAAGAGAAAAGATGTTAAGGGTTAAGATTGTGGATGGTGTAAAGATGCAACAACACTTAATGAACTTTAACGAAACAAAAAAGCTATGGGCAAGAGACCCAGAGGCTAAAGAAAAAGGAAAAAGAGTATACTATCTTAATGAAGATAATGACGGGAAAATCTATTCTATAGTATGGGATAGGGGATTGTCTATGATTGGCTACAGAAAAGCAGATTACATTTTAAATGCATTCACTTTTAAGTCAAACAAAAGAAAGTTTCGTAACGCATTGGCGCAACACATTAAGAAGAATCCTCATAAAGCACAATATTTTAGTTAATGTTTCAAGGTAATTATATAAACATATCATCGCTAATAGAAGACATCCAGAGAGATGTTGAATATGATTTTAAGATAAACACCTACGATGTAGCGGAGTGGGCGTGGAAAGCTATGGATTTGATTGGAGCCAAGACTGCTTTCGAACAAAAGGAAGTACTATTAGACGTAGTTGAATATAGAACTTTACTCCCAACAGACTTTAAGAGTCTTAATGCAGTAAGGCTTGTAACTGATAATCTTAGCATGGTTCCTTCTTCTGACGAGTTCTTTATTACCAATCAGGAGAAGACGTTACCAATGGTATCTACTCATACATATAGAATAGATAATAGGGTAATGTTTTTTGGATTTAAAGAGGGTCAAGTTGCTGTTGCTTACAATGCTATAAAAGTAGATAGCGAAGGCTTCCCTTTGATTCCAGATGAAACGAGGTATTCTGACGCAGTTGCTTCGTATATAAAATATAAGTTAGATCATAGACTATTCAGAAAAGGAGTTATCTCTCAAGCAGTATACAACGAAAGTAAAAAGCATTGGTTCTTTATGGTTGGTAGCGCATTTACTAAAATGGTTACTCCAGATCAGAATACTGCTGAACTAATGAGAAAGAATAAGTCAAATATGCTTGATAATCCTAACGCTCATAACAGCGGATTTAGAACTATGAACATAGAAACAGTAAATAAAAATCATTAATATGGCTTATTTTAAAAATGGATTTACTGGGTTGGATATGGATTCTTCTCCAAGAGCCAATAACGGAAGTAAGTACAAAGAGCTAATCAATGGAAATCTAACAGCTATTGGAGATATGGATACTGGAGCTATTACTAACAGTAAAGGTAATACCAAGATTCATTCGTTTCCATCAGCTATAGTATTAGAAGACCCAGATGGCACAGGCATTACGCAACAGAATGATTTAGTTGTTATAGGTTCTTGTGTTATTGGAGAATATGTAGTGTATTTTACTGTAAGTAATAGCGTAGGAGTTCCCAATACGGTACTACCTAATCAGGGTCAGATATGGAAAGCGAGATACTATCCTAATGGAACTTATGATTTAGAACTAATATACAACAATAGATTGAACTTCTCTAAAGAGAACCTCATACAAGCTGTAGGCTCTATCATAAATGAAGATAGATACAAAGTATACTTCGTGGATGGGTATAATCAACTACGTGCTGTGAATATATTAGACCCTGACTTGGGTTCTAAATCGCCTGACGCATTAGACATCGTAGGGGATGTTCAGTTATCTGAAGCCTCTGCTGTCATGAGAAAAGGGGGCTACTACCAATCTGGTTCAGTACAGTATGCGTATCAGATGATAAACTACAATGGAGTTGAAACTATATTCTCTCCTACATCTGGAATATATCATATCTCTGATGACTCTACTGATGGTAGCGTTGGAGATGCATATAAAGGGACATTAGACCAATCCACTACAGAAGACAATACTGGCAACGGATTTAACGTTACTATCTCTACAATAGACCCCTCATACGCATACGTGCGATTAGTAGCTATCTATTATAAATCTTATAATGGTACCCCAGAAGTAAGAGTAGTTGCGGAGAAGCAAATCTATGGCGACACAATGACATTCTTTGATGATGGTAAAGTAAGTATGGGTTTGTTTTCCTTAACAGAATTAACTACTATTGGTTTGTTAGCACTTTCTCCATCGGCAATCTCATCCGCATCTAATAGATTAGCAATAGCTAACTGTAAGAGATATGAGTTTGATTTTGATTATGACGCAAGAGCATATAGATATAATTCATCTTATGTTGCTAAGGTCTATTCAGGAGATGGTACAGAATATTATACTATTGATACAGATGGAGATTGGACAAAAAGTACAGGAGGTAGCGGAAGTAATTTCTCTATCTCTAATGATTTCGATGCTATAAATACTGACCAAAACACGTATAAGTATAAGGCAGACGGAGCAACTATCGGAGGCGAAGGCAAGAATATATCGTATAGTATAAAGATGATTGATGTAGACATAGATGTTATTACATCAAGAGAAGGAGTATTAAATACCGGCACCGTCAATTGGCAAGAGAAGATAGACCCAATTGTATCTCATAATCTAAAACCAACTACTGGATATGTTGGATATGCTAATGAAGCAATAGCAAATCAAGTTACGGGATATAAGAGAGATGAAGTATATCGATTTGGCATAGTGGGATTTGATAAAAAGTCAAGACCATCTTACGTTAAATGGATTGCTGATATTAAGATGCCTAAGATTAATGATACTACATCAGAAACATTATGGGTTGACGAAAATTATGAAGATCATATTGACTATACTATATCGCATATAGTTGATGGCGTTGTTAAAGGCTATCAAGTATACCTTGAATTTAAGGTAAATAATTTGCCACAAAACGTATATTCATATTCAATAGTAAGAGAAGAAAGAACCCTTACTGACAGAAGCAGAATCAATCAAGGATTTGTTAGCCATGTGATACGAAGAGCTAACAATGATTTAGCTCCAGCTCCATATCCAAGAATGGTTAGAACAGCTACGGATAATGAGGTTAAAGGAGCTGATTTATACTCAATGAAATCAAATCTTGGTGGCAGCGTTGAAAAAAAACTACTGACTTTTTGGGGGCCTGAAGCATCTTATAAGAATTATTCTTTATATGAAGGAAATATAAACATACTCGGATATGGTACTATATACAAACCACAAGGAGCAACTGCGGAATATTTTGAAACATCTGGAAGGCCAAGAGAATTACAATATAAGATTGGCAAGATACAATCATTAAATACTCCATTTGAAACCTATCCTGATGTAATAAAAATAGTTACTCCTAAATATGGTTATCAACAAATACAATCTATTGGGACGTATAGACATTATTTATCATCAGAGACTTCTACTGGTAATAGGCCTATTGGCTCTCCTATGGGGACTGCATTTTTAGCATACTATCCAGATGGAGGAGGTTGTTTATGGGATGGAAATAATATAAGAACAGAAATTCTTGAAATGTTTAATGACTATGGAGCTGATAGCACGTTTGCTAATTCTATATTAATAGGAGAGATAGCTTTAAATCTTCCAGCTCAGTATGGAGGAAGTACATATAACAATAGGCTTAATAGAAAGTATATGGCGGCATCACATAGGGCGGCTAAATCAGATTCTGTTATTGCAGTATTTGGAGGAGACTCTCGTGTTCAAATGTATGAGTTTTTAAGAAACTTTGCAAACGTTACTGATGGTGATAGGAATTGGAGTTTTAATGCGAGCTACTCTGGGGATGAAAGACAGACAGCAGTATCGGTAGTAAGGATGCCTGTTGAATCATTTATTAATCTTGACGCAAGAGCGCATCAGAATTATGGCAGTCTTCCGTCTGGCAATAGAGTTGTTATAGCTGAAGAATCTGGATATCACTGGATACAACAAAGCGATAATACAATAGAGATACAACAGGCGACAGGATTTTATTCTTACAATAGCGCATATTCGCAACCCAATAATGCTTTTACATATGTATCTAAGCCTTTGTATTATGATGAGATTTCATTAGACGAGCCAAACAATATATATGTTTCTAATTCATTTCAGAAGTTAGGAGTTAGTGATGAGTGGCTTAAATTCCTGCCAGAGCAAACATTAAATGTTACTGGCACGTATGGGCCTATAACGTCTTTAGTTGGATTCAAAGAACGAATGATATTTGTTCAAAAGAATGCTATTGGAGTGTTTACATTAGACCCAGCTACGATAATAACATCTTCTGAAGAGGAGCTTGTGTTAGGTAGTAAGAAAGCGTTTACCTTACCTTCATATATATCAGAAACATATGGAACTCAGTATAGGTTTTCTACAATAAAAACAAATACTGGGATATATTTAGTTGATGAGGAGAAGAAGGCTATTGTCTTTCTTAATGGTGACGGCGTTGAGTTATCTTTGATTAAAGGAGTAGCATCTTACTTAAAAGCTAATCTTGATGATTCTTTTGTCAATGGAGCTTTTATAAAGAGTAATGATATAATATCTTTTGGATTTGATAAGAAAGTATATTTTAACTTTAGAGGCGTAATGGGAACTTTGGTATATAATGAGATATCTGGTTCTTTTGAAACGATACTCGACAATGTACCAAGAGGAACTGTTATATATTCTACTAAACCAGATTTCTACATATCAGTAGGGAATGTAATGTTGTCTATAGCTAATATGGTTTCTAATGACAAATTAGAGCAAAGTATTTGGATGGAGAACAGTCGTACTGATTCTATGTATTACAATAGTGCTTTCTCAAACAAAATGTCATTTACCTACGTAGTAGGACAGGATGAATTGAGTAAGGTGTTTGATAGTATAGAATTTAATTTAGAATCTTCTGGTTCTAAGTTAGTGTCTTTGAGTGTATTAAGAAACGGTTCGGCTAT